GTTAAACTATTTATCTAAAAACTAATACATAAGTACTAATCGACAAGTTTAGTTAAAAAACCTTTTTCCTATTCGGCCATGAAGGCTAAATAGAAACTTAGGAAAAACTAATTTTGTCTAATTACTGAGACGCGAACATAGAAAAAGTATTCTGGGCCTATTGCCAAAAAGCTGTTCACTTCTAGAGACCTTCATGGTCTAAGATCAATTGAGTTGGAGACTCAATGTTAGGATCAATAAATTGATTGAACTGATGGTTCATCAATGAGATTTGATCATCCGTAATCGGAAGATCGAGAGTTTGTTGGATATCGAAACATCCAGTTTGTTCATTAGCTATTGCTAATAAGAATTTAATAAAACATAAATTTTGAAAACTATTCGGAATAAAAGTTTTATCATGAGAAAGAAAAGTTTGAAGAATATATTTGTATCTATCTCTCGGTACTCGAACACCCGGGGAAATTGATACTACTGGAGTAACTGTTCTAGAATATGCATTTCTTTCTACTGCAGGTTCTAAAAGTTTTGCGAAAATGCTTAGAGGAATATTTTCAACATTTTCACCGTTATAATTAATAAAATCGCGTGCTTTTACTATTAATGCTCCAAAAGTTGGATCTAAATTTTCATTTTCTAAAATAGGTTTTAAAAATTGTACAAATCGAGAGATTGGAATATTTCCCGATAGAGATTCTGATGGATGGTTATTGGATGATGAATTTCCAATAATACCTTTGACTGTATTCATTACATTTACACCAGCATTAAGGAACCCTGAAAAATTTTGTCCACCAAGTGCTTTAATTCCTGCTCCAGCTAAAGATAATATACTCGCTAATCCAAACGCTCTAATAGCAACCTCATCTAACATATCACCTGGAACAGCAACATGTTCGATGTGGCCAGTTATTGTTGCGGGGACTCTGCTAACTACAGTATATTCTCCAATTTCTGGTCCAAATGCTCCTTCTCGAGTTGGTATCATGTGTATATGTCGTTCAAATTTTTCAGCCATTGTTGATTGTCCACCAGCTCCTGATAAGTCAGGGGCTATAGATAAATTAAGACTAAATAAAATATTTGTATCAGTCGGGATTCTACCATTATGTATTTCAGTTGCAAATTCATCTTGAACCAATTGTTCACTGTCGAAAGATTCAGCATCTTCTACATTTCCCTCATAAGGAGTTAATGCGGGCAGTGGAACAACGGACTCAAAACCTGAACAATTGTTTATCCTTTCAAAAGGCACAATTAAATCACTTATTCTATTATATAAATCTAAATTAATTGGTCGCGTACTTTTAGGCTTAGTTGGTACATCAAATTTAGCTTCTCCTGCTGCAATCATTATTTCAATTTGAATATCATTCACTTCAGATGTTCGATTACATGTAAGAACACGCCATCTAAATTCATAAATTGCTTCATCAGTACGTAACCATTCATTATTATAATGTCTAGGACGATTAAATGGAAGGAAAGAACTAAATTCACTAAACATTATTGGAACATTTTTATTTTCACCAAATGCTACTAATGTAGAACTTGATGAGTTATTAGAATCTACTATCTCTATAATTCCCGAAATTTTTGGCGATCTTGTAATTTTAAACTTAATGTTAAGAGCTGTACTATATCCTTTCTTCTTACACCCTGTCACCCATACATTTCTTCTATATGCTTTACTAATATTTTCACCCGAAATATTCAAATTGCTAGGATCAATTAAAACGTTACGCCACCCACGATCTGCAACTGGAACGGTAACTCTAGATAATTCAAACCATCTAGAAGCTACAGCACCTTGTTGATTCGCGACTTTACGTTTTTGTGGCTGTTCCATTTTAACTGTCTTTTCAATTGGAATATTAGGGATTACTTGTGGTGTTTCCGTATCATTAGTAACTTCTGTAGGTGTATCTCCACTTATTTCTACTGAATTAATTACCTCTTCTGACGAACATTCATTAATTAAATCTATATTTGGTAAAACAACTTCATTAAAATTCAAAGCGGGCACATTACTAAATGGAATTGATGGTTGAAGACCTGTGCAAAATACGTTCATAGTAGCTTGCATAACTAATAAACTTAATGGAGTATCAACTGTTTCAGTAGTATTATCTTCAATTAACTTAACTTTAATAGCTAGACCACTTTGACCTGATCTTGGTTCATTTACTTTAATCTGTGCTAAATCATTGCTATGAGGTAGAAAAACAGCAATTGATGGATGATCAGCTGGTCTCCATATAATACCTTTTGTTTCAGTTGATTCATCCACTTCTGGAGGAAAGATTCTTAGTGTGAGTGCAGTTCCAAGAGGACATGCCATATGGAAAATCCACAAAGCATCTGCACGAACAGTTTGATATAGATCAATAATGCTTTTTTGTTGGGGTGTTACCCGTGGTTGTAAGAGTGATGTTGAACCCACTGGTGGCACAGCAATTTCTCGAGATAGAAACGCTGAAAAAGCATTACCCATTCTACACCCACCGAAAACATGATCAGGTACTTTATCTTTACGAGCTTTTCGCAAATCAAAAATACAAATAGGTTCACGCCATTGAGGAACTGAGATTTCATGTGGAGGGCCAACTTCTGACGTAATAATTTGACCTTCTACGGCTGCCATTGTTCTTAATTTATTAAGTGATACTAAACCGCTACGTACACAGCGGGGCATATCATATACTGTTATATTCATTGATGGATTAGACATTATTATTAATTAATTCTTATTTCTCTTAATATACTTATAGTATTATTAGTATATGTACATTGGTTTGCTCCTTCTCTAATACGATATGGTATACCAGATGTTGTAATTCCATTTCTTGAATTATCTCCAGCACCAGCAAAAGTTACCGCTTGCACAAAAGAATTTGGAAATGAAGGAGTTGCACAATGATATTGCGTGTGTGACATTATATAATCAACATTAGAGGGTAAAATATAAGTTAAAGCAGTAGATGAACCAACACCTTGTTCTCCAAACATAATTATTGTCATTCCGCCACGTAAAAATCGTGGTACTTCTGTTCTAAGTTGATCAACTTCTCGTTGTAAGAATCGAACTTCAATTTGAGTTAAATTAGCAATACGAATTGCTTCATTAGCTGTAAGTAAAGCACTTGCAGCTGAATTATTTGCACTGGTAGATCTACTTAAGGCGAGTGCTACATCTTCTTGCATTGTTACAATACTAGTTGTAAGGTCTTGTATTTGTAATTGAGTTTGACGATGATTAGTATCTACGGTTGTAGCTAAAGATCTAAGATTACTGTCTAACAAGTCAACACGAATGGTTAATTCATCAATTTGACTATATAGAGAAGTAACTTCCAATTGATCTAAAGCTTCAAACAAAGTTATTTCTTCACCGAATATTAAATCACGAATACTAGACGTCATAAATAGTATCTTCTTTATTTGTCTTATTGCACATACAACAGAACAAATTTTCCAACTTAAACATATTTTCAAATAGCATATTTAATTTCATATTTCTTAAGTTTATTTTCATATGTTTCCGATAGTATAGTGGAAGCATATGAAATAATATTTTTATTTCTACATTTTCTTAATTTATTTCTAACTTCTTCGTAATAATCTTTACCCCATAACACAGCTTCATCAAGTTGTTGTTCCATTAAATTTTTCCAAATTTCTACATCAGATTCAGGAATCTGAGTATAAACAAATGGAGATTCAATAGATCGCTTACTCAATGGAGCTATAGTCATGAATTTATAATCTACAAAATTACGTTTAAGAAATACTAGATCGTCAATTGATACAAACTTAGATTCGACACCATCTTTATTACCTGGAGTAATAACATGACCAATTTTCTCTAGTTGTTCCTTAACAGTAAAATAATTAAATTTATCTTCAATTTCATTACTTACAGAAGCTATTACATCATCACCATATGTTACAAGACTTACATTCTTTCTATATTCAGCTATATCAAAATTACCATCGAATACTTGAGCAAAACAATATGCAAATTGTATATCGTTGACTATACAGCCTATGACAGATGTGAGGTATTCTCCACTCTTTAATCCATGTTTTGTTTTATAACACGTGTTATAATCCAAAACATAGGTTTCAGATGATTCCAATTGTAGTATTTCTCGAGCTTTATCCCATTTATCAGGAACATTAGTATTAATAACATTCCTAATAATGTTGTATGCTCCATCCATAACTACTCTATGAATTCTTTTATCATATTCTGCATAATCAATATCAAAACAATTTGGATGTATATTAATTTTATCTTTAATATCTCTCCATTTAAGGGAATGAGGATTTGACCCGATGGCATGATTTAAATGTAACCCTGCATCAACATATGCTTCTTTAAAATTAGAAAATAATGTAGAATCAGATATAATTTTACAAACAGGAATACAATGAAATATTCTAGTTTTTCCTTTCTTAACTGCACTAATTTTAATTACTGAATCTTTTAATTTAGAAGAACTTATTGATATTAATCGTTGTCCATTATTTGCTGCGCATAATTTATTTTTAATACGAGTTTTAAGATTTTGACCATTTTTATCATTTTTAAATGTAATAACACCTTCATTATTGTCGAGATAATCACTTTTCTTGGATAGATTACCATTTTCAACATATGGTATACCTGCAGATTTATTAAGTTCCATATTTGTACAATGCAAATTATTAACATTACCATTAATACCTTCGTTTATCGCTTCATCTATATCTTCTGGTGTTCTTCTTATATCACTTAATATTAAACTATATTCAGCTGAAAGCTGAGTAACAATATCGTTAACTAATGAAACATTTATATCTGGTAATTTTGAACACATAATCGAATTTTGTTTAACTAAAAGCGATTTCTTCCCTTCTCTATTTGTTGGAACATCTTCAATGATTCTTGCATCATGAGGTGATAAGGGAGCTGGTTGCATTTGTTCTTCAAATTCATCAGACATCGGTGAATATTTCCAATGACTAAGACTCATATCTGAAACTGGCTTATTATTACCTATATACACACCTACAAATTCTACATCTTCACCATAAGGTAAATCAGTAGGTTTCCCAGGTACGATAAGTTTTAAAAAATCATCAGATATGGATCCAACATTGTTAATCACCGGCAATTTAATATTAAGATCGTCAGTTGATAACATATTTATATAAATATGTCCATCGATGTTTCCCATAATCATACCAATGAATCGTGAATCTCTTCTATTATTCGTTACGACTGGACTACCACAATCACCACCTTTCACAACATGAGCATTATTACATCTAGCTTTTAAAACATCATATTTGACAGGACCATACTGTATTGATATATAATCCTTTTGACCTTGATAATCGACTACCGCACGTTCATTCGAATCTGCATTCATTACTTTAACTAAAATTTCACTTTTATTTACATAATTTAAATAATCTTTACTATCTATAAGATGAGGTATCAAACTAGGAAACGTTTTAGTATATGACATTAAATTATTACACTTAGATACTAATTTATTTTCTTCTAAATATTTATAAAATTTTTGCTTATTTAATATTTGCATAACAGATATATCACGAACAGAATCAATAAAAACTACTTGAGCAACATTATATCCACTTCTCATACTTTCAGGTGATGGTGAGTATCTTACGATTTCATTTAATTCCCATACATGAGCAACAGAATAAATTCTATCATGATGACCTATACCCCAACATAACCTAACACTTGACGGTGAATCTAAATTAGAAACACCATTAGCATTAAGCCATACTGAATGTTTACGTTTAATAACAGATAGTTTTGCAGGCGCATCATTACCTTTTTCATTAATAATGTCAGTAATATTATTAAATACACTAGAAACTGTATCAGTGGTTTTACTTCGAATTCCCATAATATCGTCTATATTTTTACATATATTTTGTATCTCAGCACGAGTATATCGAACTATCTTGTCTTGAATCTTTGTTGTCAGACAAGTTAACTCCAAATACACGTGATAAATTTGTTCACTATCACGATGATCATGAGATGTTTGATGTTTTAACTTCCACTCATATAGATTAAGTGTTTCAATGATTTTATAATATTGCATTAAATTAGTTTGAGTATCATCGTAATTTCCTACACTACTAAATTTAATTATTAAAGTAGATTGACTTTTATCATTGTGATAGATCTTTCGATTTTCATATGTAACTTCATTCTTTTTAACTTCAGCAAATTCTGAATCCCATGTTTCTTCAATACCATGACCATAAAGTGTACCATCTATCGTTCCTGTTCTATCTGAACCTTGTGCTCGATCTGTAGGATCAAACCACCAATAATCCATCGGTAATGGAGATCCACATTCCTTTTCTATGATACTTACCCAATGTTTTTCACCTTTTGGTGTAGTGATATATCCATCTTTTGTATTTTTTAAAATACATGAATTTTCTGAGCATCTATTTTTAATTAAAGGTAATTTTGCCGTAATTTTAGTTCCAATATGTTTAGGTGTTGTTTCATAAGCAGCTTCTTGAATTTGCTTATTTTGATTAAAGAATTTAATAATTAATTGATACAATAACATTGATAACATAGCTAGTAAGGATATTAAAACTACTTCTTCTATAACTACTCTTTGTCTTTCTAAATAAGTTCGCCAAAAACCATCAACATCTAATCCAAAATATTCTAATAACTTAAGAATCATAACAATTATTTTATTAGAAAACTTATCGCTTAATTTTTTAAAATTATCAAATGCTTTATTTGTAATATATAATGGAGAGTTTATAATAGATACAGTATTATGTAATACACGCCAATGAATTTGTGGTTGATCTCCCCAAAAGAGTCGATCAGGTGCCCATGTTATTAATCCATTCCATCTAATAGTTGCAAAAATCATAATTGGTCCTGATGTTATAGATTTAAGAACCCAAGTTGTAGCAACTCTTTGAAACCATGTCATATTACCCATATACATTTGAACTACATCTGATGCTGATGCAGTATTAGCACGAGTTTGTAATGCCGTTCTAGATTGAGGACAATCAGGTATTAATGATTTATAATTATTAAAAGGTGCTCCCCACCAATATACTGTTCCAAATCGATCCATACATCTAACTGATGGTTGGCGTCCTAAAGCTTCCAGAAACTCCATTTCTTTACCTTCTTTAATTTTCCAAGCTCCTAATTGTGATAAAAGTTGATATAATCTATCACACCCAGCATCGTTTTCATTAGCTGATACATACAAATTTTCAAATCTTTGTGGTTGTAATACAACTTCAATACCATCCTCGAATTTCACAAGGTAATCCATCCATGTTGAACCATCTGGACGATAGAGTTCTTGACATGTATGTGTTACATTGGATAAAACACGATTCAAATCTGTAGTATGATTAGTCATAAGATTTTCAATTTGTTGAAGAGTTGGAATTGTAACAGCTGGTGCTCGATTAAGACTATTATATTGTTCTACAATATCTTTTATTTCATTCAAATTAATAGTTTGAGTTTCTATTGTCGACGTTAATGGTCGTAACCTTACTTCGAATAATTCGCCTCCACTAACTCTACTAGGACCTGGTTGATCTTCAGGATCTGATCTCTCAACTATTTGTTCTTCAATTCTACGAATTTCAACTTTTTGCATTTCATATGTTTCCATATTTGTTATTAGTTGTTCTACAATCTTGAGAACAATATTATCAATATTCTTTTGAATACCAAATTTAAGATTACTATTCTTAGATGCTCCTTGAGCTTCAACAAATTCTGTCATTGTAGCTGTTCTAAAGATTATATGATTAAATTCAGGATCATATTCAGTTGGTTCTCTAATTTTCTCTGCTTCAATACAAATCGGAAATCTACGTTGAAGTGCTTTTATATCAAAAATTTTTGAACTCTTTTCTGGATACTGATTACAAGTTTGGATAACCAATAATGATTTAAAAGGTCGCCCTTTTTGATTATTATCAGACATATTCATACTTATAATACTAGAACCCATCCAAGAGAAATACATTTCATGATCTTTATTATCTTTAGCTTGCCATGCATCATCATGATAGACTATTTCCTGAGAGCTGTAATTACTATCATATTCATCTCTAGCGTTATAATTCCATGTTTGCCATGAAGCAATATCTGGACCAAATAATCGTGGTCCTTTTGGATGTAAAAGAAGAGCTCGTTTAATCTTAGGGACTAAACAAGCATTAACTAATGTTGTTTTACCTATTCCTGTGACACCTTTAATAGTGACACCAACTGGAGCAGGTCGAATACCATTAGTATTTTTAATTGCTTCATATTGTAGAATATTTTCTTTACATTCTTTAAGGATTACACCTGCATCAGTGACAATTTTATTATTATTTAATTTACTAGTTTCAATAATTCTTAAACTACGAGTAATATCTTCTACTTTTCTTAAATAATTTTCTACACGTCGAGAATTGGCTTGATGTAATAATGAACTACCATTAGCAACTAATAAATTTTTAAACCAATGACTATCTTCCTCAATTGAAACAATACTTTTAGTAATATCCTCTAATTTATCATATATTGAATTTTTAGTAATGTTTAATTCATCAGTTACTTTAAGCACATGATCGAGTATTGTTTGAGAATTTTTCAAATTTTTTGCAAAATTATTCATATAACCTGTAGCATTAACATCTAAAATTTCAGCTCCAGCTAAAGTAGCTGCAGTTGCAATTGTAGGCATTATTTTGCGTAATTTATCTGAATCAATCGCAGTATTATTTATTAAATTAGGAGTTATTATTTCTTTAATTTTATTACCACTTAATGTATCTATAACTTTAGTACTAATTGAAGAAATAATTGAACGTTCTAAATTGAGGAATGAACCTATCTTTAAAGACTCATGCATAACTTCTGTATAAGTATCACAATTAATTGCTGTATTTACACATAAGGCTATACCAACTTTATGATCATTCCATCCTTTTACAATACTCGCAAAAGTATTTTTGTTTACATCATTTCTCCAGCCTAGAATAAAATCAGATACTGTTTCTCTAATAGGGAATATATATCGGTGCAAAAATAAATCATATGTTAGGAATGCTGATATAGTGCATTCAAAGAAAACAAACATAGAATGCACAGGTGCATCTAAATAACTTGTCAAAAATACATGTAATGATGTAATCATACATAACATTCCAAACATCTGAGTTGTATTTAAATTCGAAAATATCCTCATACTAATAGTCTTAAAACCTAACATATTGTCCATACTTAATGGATTTAATTGTCTTACTACTCTAGACTTTCTATTTTTAAATATAAATATAGATAATAATGTAGTAAAAGTTACAATTAAAGGGGTTAATGTAATATTAGCAATTAGTGTATTACCACTATCTACTAAATAAGATAATATATTTGATACTTGAGACATATTATAATTGTTATCAAAATTTCCAAATTATTAAAAGAATTAAATTTACTCACTCCAATCTGACGTAATTTTTCCAGATACTACTCCAAACGTTCTAGCACATAGCATCCACTCATCAAAAGCAGATTCCATTTTATTAGATGGCTCTTCATTAAATCTAGTTAAAAAATCTTTAGCACTACCTAAATAAGGGTTTTTATATCGCTTATCAATCTTATGTTTATTCCACTTATCAAACAATATTTGGTTAACAGTAAAGAATTTGCGTTTAATTCTTTTAAACATTTCCTGATGCTCCCAATCATCTTCATCAATATTTACATTTTTTAAAATGTCAATTTCCTGCTTAGGATTCTTTAATGCGTTAGCATATGATAAAGTTTCATAAACTGGAATTGTATTAACAGGTCGTATTCCATTATTAACTATTTTCTTTTGTTTAACAAAAGGTAATTTAACAATAGCATCTAACTTACTTTTCTTACTTAATTTAATATGAGAATTATCAAATACAATCTGATGTTTTGATTGAACAAGCTTGCGCTTAGTATTCTGGGGAGAAGCTACTAGAGGAGTTGAACTCTCTTCTTCTTCTGATATGTCAATAATTACATGTCCACCCATATTATTAATTGGATTAATAATAGGAGTTGAATTCTCTTCTTCTTCTGGTATATCAATAATCACATGTCCACCCACATTATTAATTGGATTAATAATAGCGTATCGAGATGCACTACTCACATAACCATGACGAGGATGATAATTAAAATCACTCTGACAGCTTCTACAATAGAGGTAGGCCCAATAATCATTGTCATGTACGTAATTCACATTACACGAACGACAATAATAACATCTGGCATATCCCATTACTTCCCGGAAAAGTGAGTCACAAATTTCTTGCAGATTTGTTTTACGAGTATGAAAATCTAAATCGGGTAAAATTGGTAAAGGACCAAAATTACTAGCTGCTATTTTAGCTCGTTTCTTCTTTGCTTGTCGCTTACTAACTGGCACTTCTTCTACCACTTCTACACGAGGAATAATTTTTGCGCAATTACCTAAAATTGCTGATTCTTCATTAAATAACTTACGATTATTATTTACTACTGGTGGCATTACTACAAGAGGTTCTTGAGCTCTAGGAGCAAATTTCGTTTTATACTGTAATGCTTGTTTTTGTTTGCGTATAGAACGCTCCTTATTACCTTTATCGATAATATGCTGCACTTCTTTCTTCGATGTATTTAATTTTGAGAAATCCATTTTAAATAAATTTATTTAATTTTTCTTTAACTGTCTTTATAATTTTAATAATACGAACAATATACTTAATATATTGTCTAGTTGCCTGCATTTAAAAAGGGGGGGGGGGGTCTACGGTATTGACCTGTGTGACACTAACGGCTGGTCCATCCGGTACATTCGCCGAGAACTTAATAACCTTTAACTCAACAAACATTCCAAAATTTGTTGTAGCGCTAAATCTAGCTAAGGTATAGTCTGCTTCTTAATTGTTAAAATAATGATAAGCATATAGACTTTATGCGTAAACATAAATAAGACCGATTCACCTGATACACGAAATAACTTCTTTGAATACTCCTAACAGGTCCGTTACGCTCTTACTACTAGACAGCGGTAATAACCCGACTCGCATGCAAGGGCCCTAGTACATGTCCTAAGTAGATCTATAATGCTTAAGTTATTTCACACTTAATCCACGCTAACTTCTATGTTTATACATCATATTCATTATTTAGATAATTAAGCTGTAGACGATAGTCTTAGTTTACAATATAGGGGGATACGTAGAGAGGGGGGGTGATACTCTCTAGTCCGGCGAATACATCAAACCGGATACTACATTGCAAGTAAGCTATGGGATCTACATTGATAATTATTTAAATATCTACTAATGACCAAGTTCTGTAACTTGTAATTTTCTGTTTTCCTTTTTATAGTGACTTAGTGTACCACTTTTAATACTAAACTTATTACTAAAAACTTAAATAATTAAAGGGTTTGGGTTATTTGGTTGATTTTAAATTTCCAACTGATTATGCATACAAAGTGTATTACATAATAAACAATATAATATCTGAAACATAAATTATTATAGTGACCACTCATTCAAGCTACATACGACTATATAAAATAAGTTACTGAAAGTTCTTCTGCTTAGATTATAGTGAGTAACGTATGGGTATATAAAAATTATGAATCTAAATATTAGATTATTTAATTAAATATAACTGTAAGTTACCGAAAATTCCTCTTCTTAAGTTAAATCTAACAGTTGGGTAAAATAATACATACGGGAGGACCCCGTATG